CCCGCCACTCTGCCCCATCTGCCGGGTTTGCTGTGTGCCAAAACGGTTCATCAAAGGGTTGCTCATTGTGCGGCCTCCTTCTTAGACTTTACAGATGTTGAAAAGGAAGCTTGCGGGGCAAGCGAAGCGCTGTATTGAGAAAATAGCACCGCCGCCTTATCTTCCACGATTTTTTCCACATCTTCCCGTGTCAGCTGTGGTACTGCCGGTACTGATACAGGAGCGGTCAGCCCCGCCGGGTCTATCTGCTCAAACCGGTAATATTCCGCCGGGGCATATCCCATTGCGTTGGCTGTCTTTACAGCAAAGATCGGGTCAGACTGTACCATGATCCACTTCGTTTCACCTGGCTGTACACTTACCTTGTCCACATCTGCCAGGCTGGGAACCATTGTCCACGGTGTTTTAGGCTCCTGTGGGGTTTGCTGTGCGGTCTGCTGGAATGGCTCTTGAGATTCCCATCCCCATCCATAGCCAAGCCGCTGAGGAATCGGCTTTCCGGTATAAGGGTCATACTTGAACATTGAGCTTCCCTCCCTTTGCGCCAAGTGTACCTTTTTTCGCCGCCGAGAGAGTCAACGAACGTACAACGAAGGACAAAAAGAAAAAGCGCCCACACGGCACAGGACTGTGTAGGCGCTCAATCATTTGCACTCAATGAGTATAATATTTTCAAAAAGCGCTTGACGTTTACACTCATTGGGTGTATAATAAAGACAGTGAAAGACACAAACACAACATGGAGGTACAAAATTATGAGAAACGCTATTGAAATCGCCGCTGACATCCGCAAGTCCGATGTCTGGAATTACGAGCTGTGCACCGAGCTGTGCAAGGCAGCTGACATGGAAGAAGAGTGGGAAGCTGCATCCGCTGGCGATTACGACTGGAACGACTTGAATCGCGGCCCCTCGTTTGAAGAAGTCGTTGAAGCAGCCGCCGAAAAACTGGGCGTTGAGATCTACTGATAAAAAATCCCCCGCCCGATGCTTGCCACACCGAACGGGGGATTTTGTGAAAGACACCTCACACGGAGGTGTGCAACTATCCTATCACACGAAAGAAAGGAAGTCAATCATGTATACAAAAGCAGAGCTTTTTTCAATGGCCGCAGAGCAGCCGAAGGAAATCTTTGTCAACAACATCACTCTGAGCGTACCAGACGATGCTGACAGCTGCCTTGATCTGGATGCTGAGAAGGAAAAGCTGTCTTCCATCTGGGCTCTAGCGCACTTGTCTATGCGGGAGCTGGTAGCCCGCACTGGCCTGTCTCAGACCGCTTTTGCAAAGCGGACGGGTATCCCGCTTCGCACGGTGCAGAACTGGTGTGCCGGCACCCGCGACTGCCCGGCATACGTCCGCTTCCTGCTGGCCGAGCACTATGGGCTGATCTGAGGGGGATTCCGGTATGGCAGCAAAAGACTTGACGGGTCATACTTTTGGGAGCTGGATCGTGATAGGTGCATCCGAAAAGAGCGGCTATGTGAAGTGCCGCTGCGAATGCGGCACCGTGAAAGATGTCTATAGGCAGTCTCTTAAAAACGGAAAAAGTACAAGCTGTCAGGCTTGTGCAAATCTCCGCATGGCAGGACAGCGCAGTCAGGAATTTTTGAAAAAAAGAAAGGAGCAGTATATCGGCCAGGTCATCAATGGATGGAAAATTATTGATGTTTATAAAAATCCGTCTGTCAAAGGGAATGACCTTTTTTGTACCGCATTGTGCCCTGTTTGTGGCAGAAAGTCTGATATGCGTCTGTCTCAAGTGAAAAAAATTTCAAAATGCAAAAAGTGTACCAATAACGTTAAGTTCTTCTCTGATGCGATTCATCGTGAAGCGGATGTGGACGGATCAAGCCTTGTATCTGTAAAATTGCGTCTTAGTGGGAAAGTCAATCAAAACTCAACCACAGGGCATAGTGGCGTTTTCAAAGACAGAAATCGTTACCGAGCTGTAATTTGCTTTAAAAGACGCAAGACGTACCTTGGATCCTATGAGACAATCGAGGAAGCTGTTGCGGCCCGCAAAGCAGCTGAAGAACTGATATACGCCCCATTTCTAAAAGAACATGAGGGATGGGAAGAAGAGCTTGCAAGCCGTCTCGAAGAACTCAAAAAAGAGAAAAAATAGAAAAACCCCCGATGCTCCAAACGGAACACCGGGGGGTTGCTTTACTCAAAAACTTTTGCAATGCCTTTTAACCGGTAGCTTATCGCCGTCCGGCTGTAATGTGTCTGTGCTGCAATGTCCGGCAGTGGAAGCCGCTCAACGTACCGCAAAAGAGCTATCTTTCGGTCTACCCTCCCAAGCGGCGCGGTTTTGATGGCGGCGGTCATCTGCTGTCGGTCAAGTCCTTGCAGCGCAGCGGGCAGCACCACACGAGCCGCCGCCACAGGCAGCACCGAGCCAGAAAGGCTGTGGCAACTGTCCCGCGTTGCGCACCATATTGCCAATGCTGGCAAAATGGTGACATAACGTCACCATTTGGTTGACATTGCCGAGATGGGATGTTTTCGTGAGGTCAAGAAAACATCCGCGTGCGTATGTAGTGCTGCTCATGGTTTTACTCCTTATCTGCCCGTTTTTCGATGCACTCGCCAGCTTTGCCGAGAAGGCAATCTTTGCAAAACTCTCGATTGTCGCCTTTCAGGTTGCACACCTTTTCACGCTTGCGGACTTGATTCATAGCGTTTGCAGAAGCGGCAATAATGCCGCACATAGGTACAGGCATGATATCCTCCTTACTGCTTTTCCAGTGCCGCCTTCATGTGGTCAAAGAAAAATTGGATGATCACCCCGATGGTCTCATCGGTGATGGCCCACGAGATAAATCTCCCCCACTTGCTGGCGCTGAGGGCCGTGCGCAGCATCTTGACGCACCACGCCTTGCGCTCTGCGCCGCGCTTCGTGCCCTGAATTTCATGTTCTGCCTGCTCGATCAGGTCAAGCACGGTGCCCTTGACAGCGGCACCATAGCCCAGCCGGATACAGCCCAGTGCGTAGAAGATGAACCCGCCAAGCATAAGCACGAGGGCCACAGGGGCAGGAAGTGCGGTCAAAAGGTTATTGATTGTTGCCATGTATTACTCTCCTCTCTCTTTTTCAAGGTCTGCAATGCGGTGGTTTGCCACCTTCATCTGCTCTTCAAGCACCGGGATGCGCTGGGCGAAATTGTTGTGTGTCCGGACTTCCCGGGTCAGCTCTTCCAGCTTGGTTTCGGTCACAGCCTGCTGCTTGTCCAGTTTGGCATCCATGCTCTGGGCGGTGTGGTTGTTAGAGATGACCACGCCGATCAGGCTCAGACCGCCGGTGATAATGGCTGCGATGATTGCTTCGCTCATGCGCCCTCCCGGAGACGGGTCAGGCCCTTCTTGCGGATGATACGGGGGTAGTTGAGGGTGGTCACGTTGAGGTCAACGTTGCGGGAGATGCCCGGCACACGGCCTTTACTGGTGTGCTGGTGGGCGTTGTAGTGATAGCCGACAGCGGGAGTCTTGCCCGTGTAGTCGGCCAGCCAGATGTCCCAACGGTTTGCCAGGCGGCCCATATCTAGCTCCATGTTGAAGTAGTGGGTGTAGGTGTACAGCTGGGCATAAAAACCCATCTTCTCCACCTGTTCCAGCGCGTAGGCGGTGAGGTTGGTGAGGTCGAGGGTGCTCATTGGCTTGAGCTTGTTTTCCTCCACGTCCACCGCAAGGGGCATGGTCAGCTCCTTGCCGTAGACCGCCTGCCGCACAAGGGCAAGCTCTGCATCGGCCATCGCTTCGCTGGTGGCGTAGGTGTAGTAGTAGACACCAACGTCCAGCCCGGCAGCACGGGCACCAGCGTAGTTGCGCTCAAAGGTCGGGTCGATGTACAGGCCGTCCGGTCTGCTGGATAGGCTGTGATTCGTAGACACCGTCTTAAGCATCACCCCACGGTATCCTGCTGCCTTGACCTTTGCCCAGTCGATAACGCTCTGATACCGGCTCACGTCAATGTACCGGTAGGGCGGTTCCCCTGCCCACCCGGTCACGGTGTCCACAGTGGGCACGTCCGGTGCAGGGGCGGGCTCTTCCTTGTCGGCACCGTCACCGGCAGCATGGGAGAGCGCAGAGAAGATATCCCGCAGGAAATCAAGCATTACTTTCCACCTCATAAAAACCCTCCTCCGTCAGCTTTTTCATCACGGCATCCTTGTACCGGTCAGGCACGTTGTCGATGGTAAAAGCGCCGTCAAAGCGGTGCAGCTTAATTTGGGTCACATAGAACAAAACCATAGTATCCTCCTCTTACTGTTGTGCGGCCAGCAGGTCAAGCATAGCCGCTTCCAGAGCGGCAAGGCGCTCTTCTGTGGTGGGCAGCTGTGCCTTTTCCTCTGCTTCCTTGCGGGCCTTTTCCTGTGCGGCCAGCTCGTCGGCGGTGTACAGCACATACCGCTGCACTTCCACCTCTTCGTCATAGGCTTCCTTTGCGGCCACGCCGGGCACGTCCACCACCTTGCGGACATCACGGCCTTTTTCGCGACCGTCTGCGTCATAGTAGATTGCAGGGGTTCCGTCCGGCAATGTTTCGGTCTCGTAGTGGCTGACCTCTTCCACGCCCGCCACAGCATCGTGGTGGATGGTCTGGGTCTCCTGCTTGAGGTAACCTTTCGTCAGGTCGGGGGTAGCGATTTCTACGCCGTTACTGTTAATAATTTTCATGTGTGCTCCTTTCGGTTATGCCACTCTGCGCCAGATGTACATACAAGAAGCCGGGGGCTGGACAGTGGTGGAATTGCCATAGATGGAGTTTCCTAACGAGGCTTTCAGCTGAACGTTACTCCGATATACTCCGCTCGACCCGGACTCTGAAACGTATCCATTGATAAAACCATTAAAAAGAGGTTTAAATACGTCGCTCGTTATATACGGTTCGCTGCTTGAGAAAAGCATATCGTTCACCTGAGCCGCAATATTCGGCAGTCCTGCCTCCAGCTTTGTCCCAGCTGGATGTGTGTCGCTTGCGCCCCAGATAGTGCAATCCTCAATGCGCTCCCACGTCCCGCCGTAAAGCTCGGCCGGGCTGGTAGCGTTTTCGCTGATGTACAGGCTGCCCACGGGGTGGTCTCGCTCGACTACCGCCGCAAGGACTTGCTGATAGATAGCATAGGCATCAGGGCCGATGCCATTTTTGAGTTCTCCTAGTGCCATTGTTTCTCCTTTCGGTTATGCTACTCTGCGCCAGATGTACACACAGTAGTAGGGAGGAATGCTAGAGCTAGATGCGGTGTTTCCTGCAACGGAGTACGATTCTCCATCGGGCTTCTCACCATATGTCGAGGAAAATCCATCATTGGCGAGTGTATACTGTCCGTCATTAACTTTTCTGTTATCATCGTTCCACGATTGTGTTTTGTAGTTATATGTGGAAATGGCGGATGACGGATATCCGACCAAAGCGCCAAGCCGCCACATAAACGATAATTTGTACTCATGTTCATGCGTCGCGCTACCTCCCGTACTCCCTGCCGGGTAGGTATCGCTTGCGCCCATGATAAATCTGCCATCGATTCGCTCCCATATGCCGCCGCCAAAAGTTACGGACGGGTTTTCAGGGCTGATGGTCTGATAGATACTGCCTACAGGATGTGCCGCAAGCAGGAAGTTGGAATAGATGGAACCGTCACCATAGAACTGGCCACCATACTTGATGGGATACCACCGGGCAGAAATTTCCGCAGCCGGAATGTTGTGTGCACGGATACGGATAGCTCCGGTTCGAGTTTCCGGGTTTACAAGCATAGCTTTACCGGCTACGTCTGCGCTTGCAGGGTCGATACTGACAGATACCACAGTCGTGGACGTAACGTCTGCTGTAATATCAATGTAATGCGGGTACTCTGCAACTTCTGTGTCTGTCTGCCACCCCGTAATTGGAATAAAAAGATCATGTGGATCGACGGAGTCTGCTTTGCCTTTGTTCAGTGCCGCTGCCGCCTTCTGTGCGTTATTGACCTGTTTCATAAGGTAGTTGTACCCGTGCTGTTCATCCATGCCGACTTCTGCGCCGGTCGGGGCGACGGTCTGTTGGGATGTCCAATTTTCCGGGAGATCAGCGGGAAGAGGAATGTTTTTCAGGATATCATCCGCCATAAAGCAATGTTCCCTCCTTGAAGATAATGGTGTGTTTGAACTTTGTTCTGGTCGTGGTTTCGATGCTAACATCGTCCTGTGTGAGGGCGGCTCCGAACGCATCTTGTGCGGAGATGGCAGAGACTTTTGTGATCTTTTCCGATGGCAGAAGCTCATACTGCAGCGTGACTGCCGCACCGGAAAGGCTCTTTGCGAGGTTCGGAACGGTATACTCGCCGTTCAGCTGCACCATGTTGATGTGATCCGCCAGATACGAGGCAAGGCTTGCCAGAAGTAGCGGGGTCACAGATGCAGAAGCGGGCGTGGCGGCCGTCACCGGGACAAAATAATTTTGTCCCGGTGACGCGAAAGCATCCTTGCCCAAAAGCCAGCTGCCCAGAAGATAGTGATACCGGCTTCCGTTTGCCAGCACGGTGTCCGCCCCCTCCAGAATAGAGAGATTTACGTCCACGTCTGTTTTTTCGGTAATGCCGAAATAGCAGTCCGATGCATACAGCGTTTCTCCCGCATCGTTCAGTATCTCGTAGTGCGTGACAGTCGGAATGTCCGCCATCGGCTCTACGGACGCTTCCAGATTCAGATTCTCGCCTGAGATTATCAACGTTTCAGAACCCACCTGCAGTGTCGCAGATGCAATGACGCTTTTCAGCGGTTTCACGGTCGCCGCGCGGTTGAGCCGTGCCGTCGTGGCAAGCTCTGCCGCCCTGTGGGCAACGCCCAGAAGAAGTGTCCGCGTCAGTGTCGGTGATGCAGCAGCCTTTGCGGTCGTCCATCCTCCGAACTCGGCAAACGGCTTTTTCCCAAGGGCCCAGCCGCCCAGGCGATACTGATAGTCGTATTTCTGCACATCGACCTGCTCTGTGATCAGGATCCCGGTCTTGAGGTACGGCATACTGATAAAGACGATGTGAGCAGGTTTGATCTGGTTGATCAGGTGCGTCACCTCGTCGTAGTACGACTGGTTCTTTGCGCTCGTCGCAAGCCTCAGCTCGTAGAGCGGGTATGTGATGGAGCACGTCCATTCACCCACGCCAATCAGCTCATCCAGCTTCTGATACAGAAACCCCAGTGTGTAGGGCGGGCGGGTCGCAATGCGGGTCATTACACGCTGCCTGCGGAACGCCAGAGACTCCTTTTCCGGGACAGCCACGATGTGAAACACCTTTTCCCACTGTGCAACGGAATCCTCGTCCATGGTCTGGAAAAAGAAGTTGCTTTGAACCCCTTCCACGGAACCGGCCAGCAGGTCAAACTCCGCTTTTTCAGCAGTGCAGATCTGCTGATAGTCCCGCACTTCCCGGTAGATGGGCGGCAGCAGCGGCAGCAGGTCGTGCGAAAGATCAAGCTTCATGCAGCGTCACCGTCCCAACCACAGGGACCTGCTGCCGTTCGCCGGTCTCTGTCAGAATCAAATCGTCCGCGGCTCCGTTCAGCTGGACGTTTGTCACGTTTACCACGCCCTCTGCCGTGATGATGGCCGCAGATACGCGGGCCGTGTAGACGTTGGCGCTATACTCAATGCCGGTCTTGCTGATATTGGTCTCCCAGCTTTTCCGCACATTGAGCAGATATGCCTCCAGCGCCTCCCGTACCGCGGTGCGAACTGTATCCAGCGAGTAGCTGGGCAGGAGTGTCACCGATGCGGTGACCGAAACTTCCAGCTTCTCCGGGGCCGTGATCGTTACCTTTGCACCGATGGGCGCAAGACCGAGCCCCTGCCCGGAGTACGGCACCGGGTCGATGGTGTTCTGAATGGTCTGCACAAGGTCGGTGGATGCAGGCAGCCAGTCCGCTCCCAGAACGGAGCAGAGCACCGTGCCGCCGCCTCTCCATGTCGGGTACACCTGCACAGCGCCCACACCGTCCAGCTTTTTGATCTCCTCCACGTACTGCGCCACATTGCCGCCAAAGGAGCGGCTGTTCAGCGACGCTTCGATGCGGGCGCGGAATTCGTTATCGGTCTCGGTCTCGTCTCCGGGTGTCAGGATATCCGAGATCCGGGCAGAGGTCAGGCCCTGAATGGTGTCGATGGGTAGGATAGGGCCGGTGTAGTCGTTGCCGATGGTGCCGGGCGTTTCGGCCAAAAGGCGGTAGGTGTGCCCGGAACCCAGAGCGGACAGCGCAATAAAATTGATACTGTCCGCGCCGTTGATGGTAGAGAACCGGCTGCCCAGCGGGATATCAATATTGAACTCGCCTTTTCGCACCGCCGCCGTGGCCTGCTTGCGGGTAACGCTGGCGATGGGGGCCAGCAGATCCAGCGCTCTGCCAGTGGCCGTCTTGAAAAACGCCTGCCGCTGCACCATGTTCAGGGAAAGGAAGAACCCCTCAAAGACATAGGCGGCGGGAGAAAGAGCCGTTGGGATGGGGCTTGTGTCCCGCTTGTCGTAGTCGTCCGGGATCTGAGACAGCATATAGTCCAGAATCGCCCGGTACTGTGCGGTAGAAAAATCGATCATGCTGCGGTGTTCACCTCCGTGCTTGCCTGCATTTCGCCGTAGATCGTGGAGACGGTAAAGGATGCTGTCAGGGCCTGTCCCTGCACCGTGTAAGAGAAGTTCTTCACGCCGGTCACCCGGTCGTCCACGGTCAGGGCCTCTTCCAGGCGGCGCTGCAGTTCTGCCGCCACATAGCCCGGGTCTTGTCCCAGCAGCCCCTCCCACTCCATACCGCTGTAAGAGCGGAAGATCTGCCAGCGATAGCGTTCCACGTTCAGAATGATGGTCACGGCCTGTTTTACAGCCTCGTACCCATCGCATTCCCCGACGATGCGGCCAGATGTCTGGTCAATGAACCAGGTTCTAGACGGCTGAGAAACGTACTCCACGCCGCCGGAAAGGTCGATGGACGCGCCTGTAGGAAGCGTAGCCATTACGATTCACCTCCGTATACCCGGGAAAGAACAATGAATTTCTGGCCGCTCTGAACACGGAGGAGCAGCACTTTGTCCCCGGCTTTCAGGGCCGGGTTCAGGATGATGTACTTTTTGTCCTTGCTCAAAGGCAACGCAGCGCCGTTTTCCCAGCCCACAAAATTTTCTGCCTGCACTTTTGCATCAAATCCATCCGGCAGGGCTGACCACTCCGTGAAGTAGGGCGGAGCCGTGAACGCGTCCTCGCTGGGGCCGGATGGTGTTGCGTGCTTGTGCAGCAGGATCTTGATCTCGTGCCGGTGGCGCAGGATGGGAATCTTCTTTTCAATGACAGGCTCTGCCAGATAGAGCACAGCCTGTTTCAGCGGGGCCATTGCTTCACTGATCTGGATCTCCAGCTCATCATCGTCCGGTGGGGCCTTTGTCACTGTTCCGATCTGCAGGTCTGTGGGCTGCCCGGCATCGTTGGTCTGCCGGTTGATCTCCTGCAATACTCCCAGTAAATCCACGATTCTCCCTCCTTACAGTGCTTTTGCTTCCAGTTCCATGGTGTGCTCGTCATTTTTGAAGGTGTGCTCCACCTTTTCCAGCATGACATACTGTTTGAACGGTTCGCCGTCCAGATCGGATAGGTTCACCAGGATCAGCGCCCCGGCCCGCAGGCCCGGCACGCCCAGAGAAGAGAGCTTGAGCTGCTGCAATACCCGGTTGTAATACTCCAGGCTCACTTTCGCCTGCTCCTTTACTTGGGCATCGTTGGCGGCCTCGTCCACGGTCTGGTACAACTGCAAGAGGCCCCACTTCCCGATGTGCTCTGAATCCTTCATCACAAAAACATCCGCCTTTCCCGTCTTCTGATTGGGCCGGGCCAGCTTGATGCTGTTGTAGGTCTGGGTGTCGATAGAGGAATCAAAGGTATAATTCGTCATCAGGCTGTAATCCCCGATGACGATATCGGTTTTCAGGTCGTTGGCCTCCTTGAGGGCCAGTCCGTCACCGGAATCGTAAAACACATAGACCTTGCCGGTGTTGAGCAGGGTCTTTTGCACCGCAGTGTTGATGATGTCGATGCAGCTTTTGTCCTGCATGATGAGGGAGGGCAGCTTATAGCCGGTGTCGGCCAGCTCGCCCACGTCCAGCTCAAAGTCTTCCGCGATCTGCTTGATGATGTCCCCGGCACTTTGGCCATAGAACGAATAGCTGGCATTGGCCTTGAGATACCGGATGCGGTCATAGCAGACCACGTCCACCGGCCCCCAGCGGTCAAAGCCCCGGGTGAACACCCAGCCGTAAAACTGCAGCTGACCATCCACGGAAAAGCGGATCACGTCTCCCTCTTCCAGCTTGGATTCCGGGGTACGAAGATAGGTAAAGGCCAGCTTGCCCGGCTGGCCGGTGCGCTGGGTAGTCCATACCACTTGTGTAGGCCGCAGTTTCAAAGTGTTTCCGGTTGCTATCTGTGCGGCCAAAAATTCGTATGTCACCCTTCCACCTCCTGCAGGCTGTTCTCCGGCATCCAGCCAAGCACAGTGCCGCCGGTGTCTGCCACGCAGACGGGGCAGGGCCGGGAGCGGTCGATGATGCGCCGCACCACAACGATCTGGCCATGGATGCTGGTCAGAACTTCCTCCCCGCTGCCGGTGCCGTAGACTTTCCCGGTGGCTTTCCGTCTGGCCCCCACAACGAGCTTGTCTGCGGGGGTGCTTCTGGTTGGTGTCAGAGAGAGCTTTACAGCGCCTGCGGCATCCACCGCAGTGTTTACCGCCGTAGCTGCCGAAACGGCCCGTGCGGCCACGCTGGCTACATCAGAGACGATGCTGGCCGGGGAAAATGTTCCGGTCTGGCCAGCGCCCTGCACAACAGCCCTCTGCGGGGAGTAATCTTTGTACTCGGTCAGGCTCAGGTCAAAATAGAAATCTCCCGTCTCTGCGCCGCGCTCCTCTGCCTTGAAGCTGGTAACAAGGCACCGAAAGCCCAGACTCGGCCCCAGGAACGGTACGCCGTTCTCATAGAACCGGACGGGCGTGTAGACGATGGGGGACTTTTTCTTCATAGCGGTGGTGAAGAACGCCATATACACCGCCGGGGGCAGATGAATGCCGGTCTGGCCCGGCAGCCGCCGACCGGGCAGCAGGCCCGAAATGGACACGGTGCGCAGGTTCGGCGTGCGGGGCTGCATGATAGGGCCAAGGCCCAGCACGTTATAGGTTCCGTTGTCAGCAGAGATGGTCTCCGGCAGCTTTTCCGGGTTGATGGGCAGAGCGATCACCGTTGCGCCGCTGGAAAAATACAGTTTGTACAGGGACATCTCTTTCTCCTTACTGCACGGTGACGGTGCTGCCTGCGTTCATCAGATCCAACAGAAGGTCCCGCAGGGTGTCTGCCAGATTTCGGGCATCCTTTTCGGTGTTGCCGGTGTTCTGCCCCTGCACAGTGATCATGGGGGTCTGGCTTGTCAGGTTGACGTTATTGACGTACTTGCGCTCTGCCACATCCACCAGCATCTTGATCTGCTCATCGGACAGGTCAACGGTTTTTGCGATCTTGCCGGTGTTCTTGTCGATGTTGCCCAGCAACTCATTGGCGCTTGTAGCTTGCGGAATTTCTAAATTTCCCGTTCCTGTGCTTCCAAACATTCTGGAAACATCCAGATTTGAGCCCCAATTATAGCCCGCCGTATAAGCTGTCTTGAGGTCAATGTTTTCCATTTTCTGGAAATACTCTTTGTACTTCCCATTTCCGGTCGTTTTTATGGCAATATTTTTTTCTTCCTGCAACGAGCTTAATCTGTTGTCCAGAAAACTCGTGAAATCAAACGATTTTCCTGTGAGCTTATTCAAAAGCCCTTCAACGGCAGAGGCTATATTTTTAATATAAGAGACTACTGCCGTTGCCAAATCAAGAAAAAGAGTGGCCACTGCCGCAACCGGGTCGTTAAAAAGATTGGCCAAAAAGTTTGCAAATGCCACCAATTCGTTATAGACCGGCACAATCGTCCCATTGATGATGAACGCTCCCATTGTGGCGAAGCTTCCTATAACCATTCCGGCCGCATTTTGCGCAGATCCCGCAAATCCTATAAATGCCTTTGCCGCACCATAAATTGCACCAGCAATTGCGGCTATTATGAGAATCTGCGGACCAAACGCTAGAGCCGCTTTTGCCGCAGTAATGGCAATCGTCCAAACTTGGGTCAGATGCGTCAAGGTCTCGAATACAACAAAAGCCGCTCCAATGCTCAGAATAATCGGGCCGATGGTCTCTAGGTTGTTTGCCACCCAGTTGATGGCCGTCAGCATCGGGTCAAGCGCCCGGACGGCGGTATTGCTTGCCACCGTCCAGACCTGCGCCCAGGTCATGGGGGTCTTTTCAAACTCTTCGTTTGTCTTTTGTGCTGCATCGAACAGAGCGTTTTTCACGATGTCGGCAGTGATCTGGCCCTGAGAGCCCATCTCGCGCAGCTGGCCCACGCTGACCTGCATATAGTCTGCAATGGACTTTGCGAGGGCAGGAGCCTGCTCCATTACGCTGTTCAGCTCATCGCCGCGCAGAACGCCAGATGCAAGCCCCTGTTCCAGCTGGAGGATCGCGGCCTGCGCAGACGAACCGGACGCGCCGGAAAGGGCCAGCTGTTTGTTCAGCTGCTCTGCGAACTGCACGATCTCTTTGGAGCTGCTGAACGCATCACCGGCCATTGTGCCCAGCTGGGAGACCAGCCCCATCGTATCGGTGAAGCTGCCCCTGGAACGCTGGGCCGACTGGTAAATCATCGTTTCCAGCTCCTGCGTGGTCTGTAGGCCGTCGTTCATCCGGTCAAGCCGGGCACGCATGGAGACCAGACTGTCAGACAGGTCAACGGCCTTTTTCAGGCCCTGAATGCTGATATAGGACGCAACAAGGCTTTTCAGACTTTGCGTCAGCTGATCCGCTGATTTTTTTGCTTCATCTGTGCTCTTTTTGTGATCTCTGTTTGCTGTGGTAGCCTTCTGTGCGGCTTCTGCCGCCTTTGTAGCTGCGGATGCAAGCTCTCCCAGAGTGTCTTTTTGCTCTTGCATAGATTTAGCTACATCAGTTTGCGCCCTCGCCATATCTGCCAGAGAACTGTTTACGTTCACAATAGCGTCCACGACCTTAGAAAAATCTCCATTGGCAGAGGTTCTCAGAACGCCAGTTGCTACCGCTGCTTTTTGAGCGTATTTTAGATAGCTTGAAAATGTAGATGAAAACCGATCCTGAAGGACAAGCGTTTCCTGAATTTTAGCCATTTCGTCCCGCCTCCTTCATCCGCTGGGTTTCCTCTCTGCGCTTTTCCATGGAGCGCAAAGCAAAAGCCCTGACCAGCGCCTTTTCACGCACCGGCAGGGCATCGTACTTGCCCGGGGACCAGCTGAGGTTATCGAAGCAGTAGTATGCCACCAGCACGTCGATATCCCAGCTGCCCCCGGAGATCAGTTTTTTGCCTCTTCATCCAGGCTCTTGTCAAAGCCGGAGAGCTTGCTCACGGCATCGATCAGGCGGCCAAACTCACCGGCCAGAAGCATCTTGCCGGGAACCTGAACCGGGTCTTTGGTACCGTATTTCTCACACAGCTCCGCGCTGCGGAAATCCGGGAAAACAGTAGCTTCCACGATGGTGCGGGCACTCAGCTCGTTGGCATCAATGGAATCCTGCCACTGACCGTCCACCTTTTTCTGCCGGGTGGCCGCCTTGATGATGGCAGCGTTCTCCTCCTGGGTCAGGGAGCGGATCTTAAAGGGGACAGGTTTGCCGTCCTCACCCAGAAAGCGCTTGGAGATGATGACTTCCTTTTCCTCGCGGGTCACAGTGGGATGCAGAAATGCAGAAAGTGCGCTCATAAAAAATACCTCCTAAAATCAGTTGCTGCCCAGATTGGCAGGGTCTTTGAATGCTTCCAGACGCTTGACGCTGGTATAGCTGAAATTGAAATCGTAGTTCAGCATGGCTTCCTCGTCGTCCAGAATGGACAGCGGGATATCGCCGGTCAGCACACAGCCATAGTAGCCCATTACCTGCGCGCCCACGCTGGACGTGGGGTCCTGGTTGGTGATGGTGATGTCAAACATATCCTGCACGCCGTTCTCGATGTAGTTCAGCACCATATCGGTGAACAGGTTGGAGGCGTTGGAGCCGAAATAGACGTTGCCGGTGCCGGTCTGCTTCACGCCGTTGGCCTTGGGCTGAATCTTCCGGGTGCCGATGGTGCGCATATCGGCGGTCTGGATGCCGGCCAACGTTTTGATGTTGCGCATACCGCATACTTCGAAGATGCGGCCGTTCCGGGTGATGGTGATCTTGCCCTCCGCACCGTTCTGGGTGTCCTGAGCCATTAAATAACTCATCTTTGTTCCTCCTTACGCCACATCCAAGGTGATATAGATCTTGTTGGTGCTGCCCACGGCCTCGATGGCCAGAGTGATGAGCACGGCATCCTTTGCCTCGCCAGCTTCCACAATGACATCGGTCTCGCCGTCAAAGTTCTGGATGCCGCCGGATGCCTGGATCTGATCCAGATATTTGACAATGGCGCTCTTGTACTGGCGGCGGCCGTCCTCGGTGTTGTCCACAATGCCCACATAGCTCTGGGCGAACTGCTTGTACAGATCGTTGGCGATGGTATTGCACAGCCGCATGGTGCGGTTGTAGCGGTACACCTCGCCGATCTCGCTGGTATAGGTGACCAGAGAGTTGATGTCATACTCCACCCGGACGGTGCCGTCATCGGCGTTGAACACGAACTTTCCCGCATTGATGGCATCCACATACTGGTTGTGTGTCATCTTGGGGGAAACGTCCACCGCGTTGGGAACGGCGGCATTCGTCAGGTCGTTGGCGTAGGTCGCGCCGGAAAGCGCACCGCCGACCCACCAGACGGCTTCCTTCGGGGTCAGGGTGGTTCCATCGTTCATCACCAGACCGCTGCACACGTTGACGATAAAGCGGGTGTCAGGGTTGGTGGCATTGGCTTCCACCAGCTGAGAGAAGCGGCCCACTTCGGTGTTCACCCGCTTGATAAAGGTCTCCATCGCGGTCTTTACGGTGGCATCCTCTCCGTCGTACAGCATGGAATCGAAGTTATAGGGCTCAATGTTCGTCAGGTAGGTGCTGTATGCGGCAGAGTTCACCTCGCCGTCCTTGCCGCCGGAAAGCTGGGTGCCGACATTTGCAGCCAAAGTGCCCGTGCCGCTGAAATCCACCCAGTCATTGCCGGTCAGGTCTGCAACGGTCTTTCCAGTCTGCTGATCCTTCACCACACCGTCAACGACCGTGGAGACCTGAAAACTGCCCACAGGTTCCGTCAGTGCAGTAACGATCACAACGATATCATTGCCCCGGGAGCCGGGATATTTTGCGGTAGCCGTCAGCGGGGTGATCGTGCCGGTGGCCTTTGCGCTGTCCGCAGCGGCCGGGCGGTAAAGCAGCAGCTTGGTGGGTGCTGCGGTGCGGTTGGAGCCGCTGAAGATCATGGATGCAAAGCGATTGTGTGCGTCTGTGATGTCGTAGCCGGTATAGGGGGTCAGGTCATCTCCGGCGGCGATCTCCATCACCTTGCCAACGGGACCCCAGCTCATGGGTTCGCAGATTGTGACCTTGCCGCGGTCGCCAACGGTCAGATTCTGCTGGTTCTTGGAGCGAAATTTGAAGTAAATGCCGGGCCGCACCTTGTTCTGTACAGCCCAGGTTCCGCCTGCTGCCATAGGGTGTCACTCCTTCCAAAATTCTTTCACAGCGGCCTCAGCCTCTGCGAGGGTGTAAAACGGTTTGTGTAAAACAACAGCCAGAAAATCCGGCTGATACCCCGCAAAACGCGGGTCTTTCAGCAGCACTTCCCGGCTGTATTGGGTATTATCCTGTTTCATTGGTCTACCTTCTGGTTTACGGTCTGGGTCTGCATCTTCACAGCGTCCACGGGCTTTTCTACAAAGACACGCAGCTCAAACTTGTAATGCAGACCGTCATCGTCGATATCCGCGCTGCGCTCGTAGGCGTGCAGGAGCTTTTCCGCTTCTGTTCCATCGGAATAGGGAAATGTTTCCATGCAGAAATCGAGCGCCTCAGCGGCTTTGTTGTATTGCTGGCGCAGGTCTGTGAGGTTATAGTCCAGCAGATAGGTCAGGTCGAGCCGGATGGTGCGCAGCCAGCGCCCGCCGGGGTAAGGCTTGATATCACTGCCCCGCTGCTGGATAAACATGCAGGGCGGCTCTACGCCTTGCTGTGCAGGGTCTTCCAACATCTGCACACCGGGCAGGAAGGGAGCCAGATACTCCGCCAGAGACCGGGCCAGCGTTGTAATGGTGAAGTTCATTTCAGCATCTCTCCCAGCTTGTTCACGGCTTTTTCTGCCTCTACTTTCACGGTGTGCTTGTATGCCTCAATCCCTGCATCGGACATGTGCAGGCCCTCAACATAGGTTGTTTTCGTGCCCACCATCATGCCAACCTCGCCCCGGCGGCCCGGGTCGTATTCCAGCATTCCGGTATAGGGGTTTGCGTGTAGACCCGGCACGAAGTGCTTGTCCATCCGGTGGCCGTCGTTGACATAGGAGGCGTACTCCTTGTTGTTGTTCAGCTCGGTAACGATCTCCCCGGCCTGCCTCTCGGGTTCAGTTCGACTGTCAGTCGCCCAGTGCTGTTTCAGCTCGCCGGTGCGGGTATTGGTGCCGCTCAGGCTGTCCGCTGTGGGCGGGGTCTTATCCTGCGCCGCTTCCACGGCCCGGAGGGTGGCATTGCGGGCAACATCTGCGAGCATTTCGGGCAAAGCGGCCTGCGCCGCCTCCAGCTTCTTGATGTACTCCTGCAGGTTCATTTCACACGCTCCTGACTGAGAAGCGTGATCTCCTGGTGGGCCAGCCCGGGCAGCACCGCCCCGAAGGGTTCATAGTACAGGTCAGGGTCCCCGGCAAAATACCGGGTCTCCTGCAGCGCGTACCCCAGCCGCGCCCCTCTGTGGATCACTAGCTCATCACCGGGCTTGATATCCACATTGATATCGCAGGCCAGCTTGTCCGCTTTCTGGACATTGGCTGCTGTCTGGGTCATCGTCGGGGCCTTGTCCTGGCTGCGGTACACCCGGCACGGAACACCGGAGCGGACGACCTTCCGTTCCTTGCGGGTCAGACTTCCGTCCTTCACGGTTTCCGTGCGCCTGATCTCCATCAGGTCGGTATACCAGTCATTCCAGTTCATGGGTGCACCTCACATCACAAAAGTTCCGGCCGCACCGATAAAGCGGGCACGGTTTGCCAGCATCTGACCATAGGTGGTGGCGTTCAGGTCGCCCCAGTCCTCTGTCCCTGCGGTCAGGGCGCTGGTGTCGTAGGTCACGGAGCTGTCGCCCAGCGTGGCAGACTTCACCACACCCACCAGAGCGCCGGACGCTGCCGCCTGCGCCGGGGTGGCGGTGCTTTCCGCATAGGTGCGCAGCTGCAAAGTGACGTAGTGGGCCACATAAAGACCCACGGCATAATGCCAGCTGTCCAGCCATTTATCAGGCTGAATGCTGACGTTTGCCATTTTCACGATCTCTTCCAGCATCGCATCCGGCAGGTGGCAATTTCCGTCCGCGTCACAGAACTGCGGGTATTCCGCTTTGAACTGCTCCGGGGTGTAATTACCCACGCTCTGCCCCAGATTTGCGGCCTGTGCAAGAATGCCCTGAAACTGCGGTTTCATCGTCCAGCACATGGGCAGCCTCCTCAGTCTTTCTGCGGTTCGGCAGGCTTGTCCCAGTCCGCAGTCTTTTTCTTGCGGACGGGCTTGTCTGCGGCATCCTGTATGGCCTTGTCACTGCGGTTCGTGGGCACGATGTCACCATCGGCCACCAGCGCCTTGAAATAGGCCGTCTCTGCCGCCCAGTCCGGCACTTCGACCAGCTGCTCCCGGTGGAGTGGGAAGGTCTGAGAGCCGTCTGCGCTGGGCAGGATGATGTTTGCTTTGGAAAGCACGAAAGCCATTTCTGCCACCTCCTGATCAGATGCCATCCACGTACAGCATGGAGGTCTGGTACATGAGCTGCACCTCGGATGCGTTTGCCATATAGGCGGTGTCGTAGCAGACATTGGTGACGTTGGGGGCGCTCATCACGCGGGACAGGGGCACCAGCTCGTCCGCCTTGACAAATCGGCGGTTGTTGACGTACACCACCATGCGGTCGCCGCCGGAAGTACCAGCGCCCTTGACCCAGCGGGTGGGAACGATCTCCAGATCCACGCCGTGGTTTGCAGCCACGTTGTGCTTCTTCAGGAAGTCGTAGATGGTCTCAGTGCCCAGGTCGCTGACCATGGTGGTGGTGATGTAGCTGTACTGCTCGTAGGGGATCAGGATGTGGTTGGGGATACCGGCCTCGTCGTACTCGTTGGCGGCCCACACGGCAGTGATGGCATTGTTGATGTCCGTCAGGATCTGCTTGGGGGTCTTGTCGGCCCACTTGGTGGAAGAAGCCGTGCCGGAAGTTGCGGCAGTGGTCTTGGTGACATCGGGATTGTTGACAAGGCCGGTGGTGGCGTACTCATCAAAGCCCACGTAGGTGTTCTGATCCATGTGCTTGTCATAAGCCAGACGGATGCCGTCCTGCAGCATCTGGTCAAGGCTGCGGCCAATGAAGTTTGCGCGCTGCATATCCACGAACATGACGCGCAGAGCGGCGGCAAAGACGTGGGCTTTGAATGCGCCCTTGCTCACGCTGGCCTGCACCACAGGAATGCCGTTGGAACCGCCGCCGTTGACGGCAGAAGCGCCGGAACCGCCTGCCATACCGTAGGCCACGGACATGGCAGAGACGTAATCCACCCAGCCGCCGCCCACCTCGATGGGGATATCACGGGGATAGGTGACGCTGGTGAGGGGCTTGCGGATCAGCGGGTCACGCTTTTCCAGCTCGCTGGTGAGGAACGCATTGCCGCTCTGGATGGCAGCCGCGTCCATGGTGGGAGTGCCGCCGGGCAGCGCAGCACCGGCGTTGTTTACGGTGAAAGTACCGGCATTGGTGGTGCCGACGTTCTGGAAGTTTGCCATAGTCTAAGCCCTCCTATCAGGCGTTTGCACGGGTGAGGATGACCAGCTCGGCCACGCCGTTGGCATCAGCCGCGCCGCCCCACTGGCAGTTGGTGAGTTTGACGGAGTTTCCGGCGGTCTTTTCGTCCGCTTCCGCCTCAAAGCCGCCGACCAGTGCGGTGGCATAGTCAGCGGTCTTGGCAATGCGGACGTAAACGTCACCGCCCAGAGCCGGGGTCCCGCGCTGGCACAGCACGTTGATGCTGCCGCGCTGGAACACGCTGCAGGCCTCGCCGGGGGCGTATTTGCCGCCATTCTGGTCAGGATAGACCAGGGCGCTCTTGACTTCGCTGCCCGCAATGCCTGCGAACTGTGCAGCGGTAGTGCCTGCGCCGCCCATCACGATGACCTTGCCGTTGTCATACTTCAGGGCAGTGCCAAAAGAAATGCTTTCGGTGCCGCCAACGGGGCGGGTGTTGACGATCATATCCGGCTGACGGGCATAAGTGCCAGCAAAGCCGTGGGGCATGGTCTTGCCGATAATCTGAGTATTCAGGGACATAATTTAGCCCTCCTTCTTCATGTGGGGATTGCGGTCGTTGTAAGCGGACTGGGAATCCTGGCACAACTGCTCATACCGGTTCTTACCGGATGCGCTGGCGGCAGCGGCGGCGCTGTCCTGCGCAGCCTTTGCGATGGCATCCACGGAGCTGGTGCCCTTGACCTGCTCGATCAGGGTCTTGGACAGGGCATCACGGGTGGCCTTGTCCTGAATGCCGTTGATGATGGGGCGCATGGCTTTCAGCAGAGCCAGGCCGCTGTCATTGGCGGCAGGCTTTGCGCACTCGTCCTCGGAAGGAACAGTGGTGGAGCCGCTTTCGTCCTCGTCCTTTTCCTTCTTGTCAGACTTTTCGCCGGACATTTCAGCAATCACCTTGTCCAGGTCTTCCGGATCTTTGTCCTCTGCCTTCTTGGTGTTGGCAGCAATCAGCTGATCCAGTTTGCCGGAAAGGTTGTTCAGCGCGTCCAGAACCGCGGTGTTCTGGGTGTCAGCGGGCGCTGCGTTTTCAGCGGGGTCTGCATCCTGCGCCGGAACGGCGGGGTCTGCATCCTGCGCCGGAACGGCGGGTGCTGCATCCAGCGCTGCGGCAGCGGTCTCCACCATGCTGTCAAGCTCTTCGGGGGCCGCGTTCTTTGCCGCCAGACCGAACAGAGACAGCAAACTCTTGCTCTTGCTCATGTGTTTTACCTTGCCTTTCTCCGCCGGAAGTTCGGCGGCGCTATCTTTTATTGCGACATCACGGCCAGCGCGCCCACGGGGCACGATGGCGATGTGATTTCCTCTGATATGGGTCTGCCGGTATCCTGCGCCGTCTGCCTCATACTGGCAGTAATAGCCGCAGGACACATCCCGCATGGCCCCGTTCTTGACCTCGGAGATCAGTGTGGGGTCTTTCAGGTACAGGTCAGCCACCAGATAATCACCCACTCGGCGAACATTCTCTGCGTGGCCTTTGGAGTAGGCGGCCTGATTTTCCTGCACGATCATCTCCGAGGGATGGGTGTTGGTGACATCTTTGCCCTCAAAACTGGCAATTGCCGCCGGGTCAAACACGTCCTCGGCGCTTCGTGTCACCTGAAGAACACGCTCCGGCATCCCGTCCAGCCCGATCTCCCGGGCCAGATAGTTCTGCGTGCCGGTACGGGCGATTTTGACATCGTGGCAAATTAAAAAGCCCTCCGGCGTTTCCGTCATGTGAGGGCTCAGTTTGCTTCCATAGTACGCAATCAATCGGCATCACCTCCGCTTCTGTATGCGTTCATCCATTTGTGATATTTTTCGTCATCTGCCAGCTTGTGCCGCTGGAAGGTCTCAAAGGTCTTGGGCACCTTGTCTCCCAGAGCCGTGCGGTAATTTTCCCACTGGCGGTAATCCCGCAGCCACTTGGAGCGTCCCTGCTCCTTTTTGCGGTAGGCCTCGATCTGTGCCTTGGTGCGCGGGTCTCGGCTGTAGGGGTTCGTTCTGGGGTCAGAAAAGCGCCTGATTCGTTCCAGATCTTCCTCTGTCCGCCCGGCGGGTGTCCATGGACGAAGGGCGTGCAGGCAGTTCGGGTGAATGTTCAGCCAGCTGTTGGTCAGGTCATCCGGCCCAGCGGGGTCTACTTTGCCGAACGCATCCGAAAGCGGAGGGAAGTGCGGGTCTTTACCGCTCTTGCTGTATACCCGGCCCTCATACGGAGCGCAGAGGGCACAGGTTGTGCCGTGGGAGCTGATCTGATACAAGTCCTGCCCCTCGTCCTGCGTCACCACAGACAGGATTTCAGCCTGCCGAGACGTGGTGCGGGAGACCATCGTTGCATAGGTGTGCAGGCTCCAATTCCGTCCCGCCTTGTCTGTGAACGCCGTCACGCCCTCCCGGCGCAGAGCATCCACAAAGGCGGGAACGCTCTGGTTTACACCCCTTCCCACAGCCTGCTGTGCCGCCACCTGCTCCAGACCAATACGCCGGTAAACGTCCGGCTCAGTCCGGCCCAGAAGGGCGCTTTGCAGAGTGGAAAGCACCGTCATGTTCCCGTCCACCAGCTGGCCCATGAGGTTCATCGTGAGCTTCTGCACGATATCCGTCTGGGTGCTGGTAAGGCTCTGGGCGTTGGTGTAGCCGCGCAGGTGCTTTTCCGTGGTTTCGCCGGGAATCGACCGGACCTCCGGGTGATGGACGTAAAACTGCGCCTCGACCATGCGGGGCACATACTCCCATTCATCCGTTTCCAGCTTTCGGAGAATCTCCTGCACCCGTTCCAGCGCGGCCACGGCGTGATAGTCCACAAGCCCAAGGCTGCGCAGGCGGCCAATCTCGTTGATGATATCGGTCTCAGCCTTGAGATAAAGCCGGATCAGGCGTTGCAGCTCCCGCTCAGGGGATGCACGTGCAAGGGTAGGCATGTATTATTCGCCCTCCTCGGTGTCTTCCTGCGTCTTTTCTGTCATCAGCCCCGCCAGCGGGTCGCGCAAGGCGGTCACGTCCTGATAGGTCTGGCCCTGCTTTGCGGCAATCAGTTCGTCGGTCAGGGAGCCGAACAGGCCGGTCTCGTCCTCTAGTTTCTTGAGCTCGCGCATTGCCACATCTGCATCCAGAAGCCCGGCCTGAAACGCCGCAATGATGACATCGGTCTTTTCCTTGGCGATCGTCGCTGTCTCGCTGGCAGTGGGTGTCCACAGCGGCGGGAACGTTACATCAAGGTCGAGCTGCTCAATGCCTGCGCTGCGGGCCACTACAGGAAGCAGCTTGTCCAGAATGGGCCGCAGTTTGCTTTCCCTCAAAGTGTCAACGTAGTCATAGTAGTTCTTCAGGTCGCTTTCGCCGGTGGCGTTCATGCCCGCCGGGGAACGGCCAAACAGCTTGGTCATGGGGTAGTGGGACGCACCGCACAGGTTCAGGCACATGCTCTCGTACACGTCAGACAGGCCCGCAAAGGTGTACTGGGTGTTGCTGATTTTGTTGCCCTGCTCCACCAGCTGCATCCCAAAATTGGAGCGCAAGACCTTCTGGGCCTGCATGGTGTTCCAGAAACGCCGCTGCACGTCCGGGCTGGACATGGAGAGCAGCTGTTCCAAGCCTTTGACTTCCATGGTGTTGATGTTCGCCTGAAAGGTCAACGCGGCCATGTTGGCGCTGACGTTGTCGTGAGCAACCACGTCGTTATAGAGCGCTTCCACCTCGGATTCGCCCCAGTAAAGCTCTGCCTGCCGTTCCAGATCGGGAAGCTCCCGGCCCACGAACCGTACAAGGCGGGAGTGATGGACACGGGCAGCAGTGTGCCCGGCGGCATCGTTGATGCTGTAGTACTCCGGCACAAGCTCCCCGCCCTCAAAGGTCAGGCCTGCATCCGGGCTGATTCCCTGCCAGCGGTCGAGGATGTACAGCCCCCGGAAGCTGCCGGGAAGAATCGCTTCGGCATCCAGCGGGCGGGAAAGGTCTTCCTGTCCGTCAACGAGGATGAGCCCGGCGGCACCGCCATACAGGCGGCCCCATTTCAGGCCGGTGCTCACACGGTCCCGGAGCCGGGTGGAACGCTCCACAGTCTGGATTGCCTTTCCTTGTTCCGGTGTGGTGCTCTTGAGGTCGTACCACTCTCTGAGCATATCGTCCACGAGCAGCCCAACGACGTTCTGCACCACCCAGTTGCTGCGGTACAAGCTGTTCAGCAAGGCGTAATTGTCCGTCATCCGGGTCAGCGGATACTCCGTTGCTTCCAGCGGGCTTTGTGAGCCGTACCCCAGCGAGAACAGCGGGTTGGAAAATGCGTCCAGCGTGGCCGTATTCGGTTTTTCTGCGCCCCCGGCGGGGCGGTTTTTGTTACGTCTGGACACGCTCAAACCTCCAATCAAATGAAAATCGCACCCTACCTATCGATAAGATGCGATTCTTTGGTTATTTGTTTTTCGGGCTATTTCGTCTGTTTGCACATTGCTCTTTCATTGTGGCCCATCTGCAATTTGACGGCTCATAATTTCCGTCGTTGTCGATTCGGTCGATTGTCAATTTATCGGTATATCCGTTTGACAACGCCCAATCTCTGAAAGCTGTAAAATCGTTCAGCCATTGGTCACACATGCTAATTCCACGCGCACCGTACCAGCGAAATTCTTTGCAAGATGGTGAATAGCATCTTTCTTTTATGTGATGCCAGATTCTGTAAAGCCGTGGCGTATCTCTTCGACCATAATGCTTAACGGATCGCTTTACTGTGGCCTCTTTTCTCTGACAACCGCAAGAACGAGCATCACCATTGAGAAGTTCCCGGCGGTGAACTATTTTTTCGTTCCCGCAGTCGCATCTGCAAAGCCATCTGGCACCTCCTTGAGCACTATTTTCAGCTCTTTCGATGACAGGCAGCCTTCCTAATCTCTGCCCAGTCAAATCAATGACTTTACTCATTTTGTGTTTCCTTTCTTTCCATCTACCAAACCTGACTCATAGGCAATGTTCATAAGCTTGCAAACATCATCAACGCACGAGACAAAAATTTCGTCGATATCTGGATTGTTCATATCGAAAGATTTCAGAAAAGATTCACGTGTAACAGGATAGTTCATTGTAAAAACCCCACATTCTACTTGACTTTTGTTTTCAAATAAAATAAAATGTGAGTAAGAGGAGCTTTTCTGAAACTGGTTTCTCTGACCTACGAGTGGTTAGCTGTTACGAGCGGCTAACCACTCTTTTTTGTACTGTTCAAACTTCTCACGCTGTTCGTCACGGTTCAGCTTTTTGAAATCATTGAACTTCATGGGCGGCCTCCTTTCCGCTCCTCTTGCTCACAAGATATAGTATATACCATTGCGCAGTTACATACAATTCGCACACTGCACAAACTTCTGTACTTGTGTAAGTGTATATTGTACACTTGCGCAAGTGTCAAGCATAGTATATAATATAAGCAGAAAGCGAGGTGGAAATAATGGGAACCGCACGAACCAGAGCGAACAACAAATGGAATGCCAAAGCGTATGACCGGGTAAACCTCATCCTCAAAAAAGAGGTCAGCCCGACCAAAGAGGAAGTTCAAGCGGCTGCAGATGCCGCCGGGGAAAGCTTGAACGCTTTTATTGTGAAAGCAATTAAGCAGCGAATGAAGATAGATTAACTCTGTGCCCAGATAAACATCTGGGCTTTTTTATTCCCCATACCTCCAGTGAGGTACTGCCGTGTTGCACAAATAGCGCAGGGCATCCGGGCCGTGATCCTGCTGTTTGATGGGCTTTTCCACGCCCATAAGGGCGGCTTTATCGTCCCACCGGTATGTGCCGAGTTCATCCAGCAAGCCGGTACAAATCGAACATATTTTGAGTTGTCTTTTACTCATCAGCGTTGATACCCGCCGAATACCGTCTAATACATCGTTCTCTGCCTCCATAACATAAACACCCCTCCTCCTGATTGCCTCAATAAACGACGCTGCAGAGGGGTCAACAATGACTGCGCAAGGATTTTTGCCCATAAACTCCATAAAATTATCAGCGTATTCCTCATCTGTTTTTTGCCGGTGTTCCTGCCTACTCGCCCACCGGTATTCGCTTGTAATCCAAAGCGTTTCTCCGTCGTCATAAGCCTCTAAAAACACCGTGTCGTTAACAGTTCCATAGTCTACGCCAATCCACCGAACGGCCACAGAACGAAGCCAGCAAGGCTCTTCACCCGGCTTGAAAACATTCTTTTCTGTGTCCATCATATCGTAGATCAGGCCCTCGGCCATCACCCAGCGGCCCAGAATGTAGCGTTCATAGAACACGCCGCTGTACATGCTGCGGTAGCGTTCCCGGGTGCGCTCATCCAGTGACGGGTTATCGTCCATCAAGAAGTGCAGATGCAGCGCCCGGTGTTTTTTGGCCTGTAAGATCCACTCCTTGCGAAACCAATGCTCCGGGTTCTCCGGGTTGCAGTTGAACCAGAACTTGGCACCGGTGACAGAGCATCGGGCCAGCGCCTGCTCCACAAAGCTGCGGGGCATAAGCGCCACCTCGTCCAGAAGCACCCCGGCCAGCGTGATGCCCTGAATGAGCATGTAAGAACTTTCGTCCTTGCCGCCGAACAGATACACCATGTTCACCCTGCTTCCACGCTGCACCGTGAGAACGTGGCCGCTGCGGTTGTAGCTGATCTGGAACTGCTGCTGCAAGTACCGGACAGACAGAAGCGGCTGAACAATGTTGCGTTCCACCGCGCCCACGCTCTTGCCGCAAAAAGCAAAGGAGCAATGGTTGAATTCTGCCATCATCCAGAGCACGAAGGACAAAGACATGATAGAAGTCTTGCCGGAACGCACCGCGCCGTCACAGATCAGGGCATCATAGTCGCTTTCATAGGGAAAGGTCAGGATCTGTTTTTGCTTCGGGGAGAAGCTCATCTCTTAAACTCCTCCTTCAAGCTCTTGGTGATGGGGTCATCCTCAACGGTCTGGTGGAAGGAATCGCCCTTCTTGCGATCATCAATGACCGTCCACTTGTCAATCAGAGTGCCCAGCGCCGTGGTGATCTGCTGCAGGGTCGCCCCTTCCAGCTTCTCCGGGTCAGTCAGGACACCGAGATAAACATCTATGATCTCCTGAACACGTTCTTTCTTGCTGTCCATGTAGGAGAGCATATCCTGGGTGTTCTGCTCTTTTTTTATTGTGCACTTTTGTTCAGTGTCCGGTGAAGACGCAACGATTTTTCTAACAGTATTCGGCGAAACACCGTTTTGTTTTGCAACTGCACGGTAATTTTGACACTGCACATAGTCCGCAATAATCTTCTTCTTCTGCTTGTCTGTCAACCGCTGCGCACCCACCGCCACCACCTTCCTAAATCAGGGTATAATAAAACCCCGCCCCAGTGTGGGGCAGGGTCGAGTTAATTTGTTTTACTGCTTCTTAAGATAGTAATTGATAAGATAAATCTGGCCTTTCCCGGTGACTTTGGTCGTCTTATCAATAGTTGTGTGTCCGTCAGAGTGTACTCTGGTAGATTCGCGCACCTTAAACAGCCCCAGCTCCATAGCCTTTTGTGTAGGCATATTGAAATCCGAACGCTTACGGTCTTTCACAAGGAACCCGTCAGCTCTGAGCTGTTCGTACAAGCGATTCTGCCCGGTTTCAATGCCGTTCTGCTTGAGTAACTTTGCCAGTTCACTAACCAAAATGCACCGGTCACTCACGCTTACAGCATCTGCAAACAGACCTTTGGGCGCAAGCTTTGCGTTCTCTTCGCTGAGTGCCTTGTTCTTATCCTGCTCGGTCTTGAGCTGCTGGCAGAGTTGAATCATGGTATCAGGGTTGAGGATAGCCGCCTGCAACGTCTCCGGTGTCATGTATGCGCCGTGCTTGCGGATGGACGGCAGAACCTCGGAAGTGACCCACTTTCGGAAGGGAGCCGCTTCCGGCTTGTCGCTGCGGAGAATGACATGGTAAAGGCCGGATTCGTTGACGGCGATAACTTGCTGAGTACCGCCAAGGGTGTCCACCTCAACCGACCCCCTTTCATCTGCATCCAAACGTGCCGCAGTATCACGGTATTTGGAAATGCCGAGGATGTTGCACACATCCTTGAGGACAAACCACGGTTCGCCGCCCATCTCTACGGTGCGGACTTCGTTGGACTGGTAGTTGAAAATCTGAATGTTGCTCATTTTACTTTCTCCTTTTTGCTAAAGGCCATGCCATCAGCATAAGCCTGATTCACAAGTCGGCAAATTTCATCGATGAGCCCCTTCAGACTATCATTGAGATCCGATTCTTCCATGTGCGATGAACGAAGGAAGAATTCTTTGGTAACAGGATAGTTCATTGTAAAAACCTCGCATTTCATCTTGACAAATCGCTTATAAAAAAATAAAATGGAGGTGCAAGGGGCTTTCGTGATGGTTTGCTTCTGGCGTTTAGCGGTTCAGCGTTCCAGCGCTGGCCGCTTTTTTATATTTCTCGAAACGTGCCAACTGCTCGGCTCTGGTGAGCTTTGCAAACTCCTTGCTAGTCACGGAGCATCACCTCCCGGTATTTGCTCCCTTGCACCTCTGACCTCCTTCCAATGCATCTATTATACTACGATTTGCGTAATTCGTCAATACGTTTTTCGTAATTTCTACGAATATTTTTTACGCTTTGCGTATTGACTATTAACGGATGGCGTAGTATTATAGATGTAGGAAAAGAGGTGCTAGAAATGTCGATAAGCTATCACTTAAAGGCCTTGCTCGCAGACGCAAACATGACCCAAAAGGAACTCGCAGAAGCTACCGGGATTAGACCGCCTACCATATCAGCAATCTGTCTTGGCACTATCAAGCAGTTTCCCGTTGGGGCGCTTGACAAAATTTGTGAAGTGCTTCATTGCCAGCCCGGCGATATACTGGAATATATCCCGGACGACCCGAACAAGCCTGAATCCGATGAAGAAACGGACGCTTTGCGTGCCGCACTTCTCAATCAGATCAAAGGTCTGTAATTTAAAGCCCTGCCGCGTGGCGGGGCTTTTTTGCATAGAATAGCCGTCAGCCGGATTTGAACCGGCACCCACAGGCCCCCGCCGGGGCGTGGTTAAGTGCCTCGGATGTATCGGGTTGTAAAGCTAGCCATGTGGTGTCACCAGCGTTGTCCCGCCTTAAATGGGCGGCGCTCTCCCAGTTGAGCTATGACGGCATATAAGCAGCAACGCCGTAATCTGTTTTTACCGGACAGTAAGACATTGCCGCTGCATCTGGAACTTTTGCGGCCAGATGCCCCGCTATACTTTACACAGCCGCCCCCGGTCATGCAAAGTCTGGCACTCCAGGCAGGGCTCGAACCTGCAGCCTGCGGTTTTGGAGACCGCCGCTCTACCACTTGTGAGCTACTGGAGTATAAAACGCCGCCCTTGGAATCGAACCAGCCGTGCCTACACACACGCACCGCGCTCCACATTGCGCTCAGGCGGCCATATAGCAAATAAAAACAGCCCACGGTTCGCCGCCGGGGCTGCTTGAGTTGACGCACATCCTGCGGGGCATGCTGGCCCGCTCGGATTTCCGGTGCTGCTGTTCACGGGCGGAGGTTTCAGGGCGTGAGCAAGATTTCAGGAATCCCACACCCACCCGCACACCGGTGGTGAATCGCTCCATGCGTCAGACCTGCCGCGTTACAGACTTTGCGGCGTTCGGTGCGAAGCTGTGGAGTCGAACCACATCCCATCTCCCGGGTCGGTAGGGTGCCCCAACGCACACCTCGCATAGAAGCAGCCCGCAAAGCACGGTGTCAAAGCGAAAAAGCGTTAAGCGGCATGAACGAAAGGAGAATCCGTACGGGGCCGCACTTTGGAAGCTGCTGAGAAGCGGCGCACCGCTTTGCGCGGCTCCGCTTGTAATCATTTTACCATACTTCGATTCACATGTGTTTCACAACGATTCAAATAAAGCGTAGAAATCAAATCGCTTTCAATGGTCGTTTTGTACATCCTCCCAGATTTCTGCCAAAGCATCAAACCCCTCGTGGATGTAGGTGGAGACCGAATTGTCTCTGGACAAGCCCACGTCCACCGCGATCTTCTTTTGGGGCTTCAGGTCGATATACCAGCCGCAGATGCACTTTGCTTGCTTTTCAGACCGAGCAGACCCGCTCAGGCAGTAGGCCCGCCGGGCAGCTTCGATGCGCAGTTCACAGAGATCAAGCTCCATCTGCTTGAGGTTCCGCTCTTCTGTGTCGATTCTCTCCACGGCAAATCCTACTTTGTCACCAGCTCCACCGCCCGTGGGCATCCCGCTCATGCTCTGGGTGCACTTTTCGGCAGTGTCCCGGATGCGCTGAATCTTCTGTTTCTGGGCCTCGACCTTCTCCGCCAGGTCTCTGCACTGCTGAAACCACGCCTTGACGGTGCGGTAATCCGGCAGTTCCGGCTCGTTGGTTTCAGGTGTCCAGGTTTCGATCATGTATCTGCCTCCATTTCCTCGATCCAGATTTCTGCTCTGGGGTTTTTCTTGTCGTAATCCACCCGGCTACCATCGTGGGCGGCCACGATCTGGCTGTTATCGTCCGCCAGAACCTTGGCCTTCACCAAAATGTCAGTTGTCGCCTCGATGAGGTTTGCAAGGTCAACCTTGCGCCGGGTGGCCATGTAGTACACGCACCTCACGTTCACGCGGGCTGTGATGGGGTTGTAAGGCCGCTTGATCTGCCACAGGCACTTTTCCTGATACTGCATGAACGCCTCGCTGGGGGCCACAATGCGGCGGTTTGCGTGGGCCTTGAGGATGCGGGCGGAGTTTTTCTTTGTGCGAGGGTCGCCGTAAAGGACAATCTTCATGGGTTTCAGCAAAAGATGACCCTTCCTTCCTGCAGCCGCTGAAAGGTCTCTTCGTAGGAGTATACCTTTGCCGGGACGAACTGCATTGTGTTTGCATCCGCCAGCATCACAACGTCCTCATGCTTCTCGATCAGCTGGCGAAGCTCTTTCATGTAGGCCACCAGCCCGCAGGCATCCGAATACGAAACGCCGCGGACCATCAGCTTCTTGATAAACTGTTTCTGTGTCATACAATCACCCCCATTGTTCTGACATTGCTTTTGCAATGCCGGGAAATGTTTTGCTGCGTTCTTTTGAGTGGCCTTTCCCCATCCAGTGATTCTTCTCTCGCAATTTTGGCGGTAACGTCATCATGTAATCGTACACGTTGTCAGTTTCCTCAAGGATAGGAAGATTTTTAAGCCACAGGCAAGTTTTCTTTTGCTCCGGGTGTCCAAACTGCCAAGGATTGATAATCTGATCCGGCTTTCGGTATAGCGTAGACATCACGCACACAGGATTCTCAACCGCTATATGCGGGACATCCGCTTCAATAAATTTCATAAAAAATGCAGCAGCTTCATAGCGTAAGCTGAGTGGTTTTTTCCCCTCCGTGAACCACCGTGCACCAGAAACAGCCAGGTGTGTGCAGGGCGGGTGCGCAATGAGCAAATCCCACTTGCCAACGTCATGCGTTATGCTGTCCATCGTCACGACTTGCCCCCCCCCTCAGAGCCTTGAGCGCATCGCCCAGAATGTGCCACTCTGGGTGTCCGCCGGACGGTTCCTGAATGTCGCAAGAGTAGGCTTCGTGCCCACGAGCCCGGAACGCTTTGCATACTTCCTGCGATTCCTCACAGGCAATTAGCACTTTCATACGCTTCTCTCCTTTGACGGTTTCGGAGGGTACTGCCACTCCACCACATGGCGGATGGTGCCGCCATAGTCAGGGTTCAACCAGCCGTTGAACCCGTAGCAATCCTTCATGTAGACACCGACCTTGTAGCCCTCCTCTTCCGTGTACAAGAGCAGTTGTTCGCTCACATCGCACTCAAGAGTGCCCTCGCATTTGTTCTCGTCCACCTCGTGGTGCAGCAGCGGGATCTCGCTGGCCGGGTGCCAGTTCATGCAAGGTTCTGCTTCCGGAAGCGCATCAATAACCCTGTTTACATCTGCCAATGTTTTGATGTAGCCCAGAGCGGCCTCCATAAAAAGATGCTGCTTTAAAGTTTCAGCATCAAGATATTTCCGTTTGCTCATGCCACGCCCTCCTTTTTCAGCTTCTCCGGCAGCGGCATCCAGCCCACCACGGGGCGGTCTATCTGGTTGTTGTAAACATCATCAGGGTTGAAATGGCGGTATTCCCACCAGCCTTTCGGGATTTTGTAGTCGTCCCGCTCCTCGTCGTATGTCCCCCAATCGGGAAGGGCTTCCCAATACCATACGCTATCTTGTAAAAAAACGCTCCCGTCTTCATAGTGCGCTGTCGTAATACCGTATCCGTCAATATCGTTGCGGTACAAAACTAGAACTTCGGTTTCGACCTTCGGCGGGTCGGTTTCTGGGTCTCTCCATACGGGCCGCAGGCTTTCGGGGTCAATGGTGGGAAGGCTTTCGAGATCCGTCAGCTCACCTGCAACATCTTCACAAAACAGGGTGTCAGCATCTTTTCCTTTCGCTTCTTCCTCTGCAAGGTCTTTTTTCAAGATGTTTTCCAGCTCGCCAACATCGGCCAGCCGGACAATCTTCTTTTCCTCAGCCATGTGTCAAAACCTCCGTTCTCTTGACATGGATATCCCGGTACTCCGGGTAGTGGTCGCCCGCCATCTGGCAGGCGTGAAATTCTGCGGCCTGTTGGCTGCTGGCGGTCAAGCGGTAGGTCAGGGCCGCGTCTCCTACCGGGCCGCTGCACAGCACCACAACGTGATATTTAGGCACTCTTTGCCTCTCCTTTCTTGCGCAAAGGCCTGCGATTTGCAGCGTTTTTGAGGAAATCGGGGGCTTTTGCTGCATCTTCTGGGGGACGCGTGACCAGTTTGTCACGCCCCGCCCCGATGGGGTTTGTCTTGCGGTACTCTTCCACAGACGTGCAGCCCTGCCGGGCGGCTTCCGCCAGTGCCTTGCGGACATAGGCCCAGCTGTTGCCGCCCAGATCCTCGCACTTACGGATGATCTCTGTCACAAGGTCAGCACCCAGGCGCTCGATGTAACCGGTCAGCTCTTTTTCGCTGTTGGCGCTCAACTTACCAATGTTTTCTCTAAAAAAATCCACAGGCGATATCGTCGTCCTCGTCCCTGTATAGGAGGAGTCATCTTTAGATGACGACGACTTATCTATATCTAATATCTTATCTCTAATATCTGTATGGACATTTTTGTGGACGTTTGCGTGGACATCCTGTGGACATTGTCCACAGTCAGCAGAGCCTATTTGACGTTGGCTCGTTCTTTGCAGCTTTTTTTGCGTTGCGTAGTCGGTCGCACTTCCAACCATTTCCGAGTGGTTTGCAAGCACAAGTGTGCCGTCTTGTTCCTGATAAATCAGCCCAAGTTTCGCGTAAAGACCCAGCGCAACGCGCACAGTATCGGTAGAAAACCACTTGGTATCACGTTGAATCTTGTCCACGTCATACGGAATGATCACCTCGCCGATCTGCCGTGAAAGCCTGCCGTTGGTGTTGATGGTCATAAGGCAGAGCATCTGGTACAGAACCACATAGTTTGCGCCGTTCTTCTGCCCCATGAGAAAATCCACCGCGTCAGACCGCATGAAGCTGTCTTTGAGCTTTAGCCAGTAGTATCTTTTTCCGGTAGCCGTGTGTCTTCACCTCCTTCCTTACACGCCCGTATAGCCAGATAGCACAGCTGGGAGGTCAGAACGGGAGATCGCCGTCGTCTGTGATCTCTGCGAAATCATCCGCGGAACCCTGCGAGAAGTTCTGCGCCGCCTGCGGGGCGCTGTGAGAGGCTTTTGCTTCGGAAGTATAACTTTCCGTCTGCTGGTTGAAATCGCGCACAGCGGGCTTGTCTGCCGCCTTTGAACCGCAAAAGCTGACGTTGTTTGCCAGAACCTCCACTTTCGTGCGGTTGCTGCCCTGCTTGTCCTGATACGAGCGGGTCTGGATGCTGCCATCAATGGCGATCATGCTGCCCTTCTGGAAGTACTTGCAGATAAACTCTGCCGTCTGCCGCCAGGCAACAATATCGATGAAATCGGCCTTTCGCTCCTCGCCCTTCGGGGTGTATGTACGGTCAACCGCAATGCTGAAGCTGCACACGCTGGTGCCGTTCTGGGTGGTCTTCAGCTCCGGGGTATGGGTCAGGCGGCCCATCAATGCCACGATGTTAAGCATGCGTCAATCCTCCATCTTCCGCACTATCACCAGCGCCGATCTCATAATCGATATTTGCGCCCATCAAGACCTCCGGGCATTCAGCGCGGGCAAAATAAGCAGCGGCGCGATATTTCAGCATCATTTCTGTCATGGAGGGCCAGAAACTTCCGTTTTTATCCCACCATCCGTTCTTTTTGGCCATTGCAACGGTCACCTTGGGGCCTTCTACCTTCTCGCCGGTCACTTTGTCGATGCCAACAAGGCGGCACCCCCATGTATCCTTTCCCTCTTCGCCTTCCATCCGGTAGTGCGTGCGCCCTGCGAACAGGCCGCTGTTATCGATCATGGCCTTGCAGCTCTTGCCACTCCACGAAGGATTGCCACGGATGACGTAAAGGTTCTGCATCACAAACGTCGGATCCATGCCCATTCGGGTGGCCATGTTGCAGGCGACCGCGCAGGCGGCAACGTTTCCCTTGTAGCTCTGGGGAACCATACCGTCAGGAAGCTGTGCATAGGCTTTTCCCATGCTGCATGCGAGCTTCCACGAATCCATGGCCGGGTTGACGGCCTGCACGGCAATCGAGGTTTCCTGCGGCGGGATCGGCGCGATCTGCTCGGCGGGTGTTTTATTGATTTCTTCAGGCATGATGGATGTCCTCCTCTACAAACTTTACATCAATAACATTGGCGAAACGCATGATTGCGTCCAATTCGGATTTTGTGCAGTGGAAAACGATCTTACGGTCTCTTGCCTCCTCTTCCTGCGTGAACGATGCAAATTCACCGTCGTCAAACTCGTCCGGGTCGAACCTTCCGTTGATCTCATAGGCGATTGCAGGCTTTGCCAGCTTGATCCTGTAGGGGTTCTGGTAAACGCCTTTGTAATTGTCCGGCATTCCTCTGATCACTGCTTCATGGAGCATTTCTCGATACTCCATCATGTAACAAAAGTCTATGGAATCATAAGGCTCCGGCATGATTTGTTCCCCAGCGGCAGCGTGGATGATATCGACCAGACAAAGAAGCTTTCCGACGCGCCGGTAGATCGAATCAATCGTACTTCTCGTCACGGTATCCGGGAGCTGATTTGACCGGGCGAAATTCGTAAAAAGCGCAATCGCATGGTTCACATCACTTGTCAGCTCGTTCCCAGTACTGATAAGCCGGAACAGGACATTGTCCGTTCCAACGTACTGGAAAATACCCTCAGCTTTGTTGGAGAGCTCTTTCACGCGGGCTCTTCTGGATAAAATGCTCATTTGCGCCACCTCCCGTTTTTCCATGCCCGCCAGACCAGAAAGACCACGACCAGAACGTTGAATCCGATCCATAAGGTCAGCCCACGGGCCACCGCCTTTGCCGCCGGGGTGGAAAGTGCTTCCACGGCCCGGAACAGCAGCTCTGTTTTACTCACTGTAAAATCTCCTTTCGTTCAAGAATACTTTGCTTTGCCTTTGCTACGCGCTTCGCCGCCTCTACTTGCGTTTCTTTGCCTTTGCTACGCGCTTCTTTGCCTCTGCTCTTCAGCGCGAATCTGCTCTACGCCGTTGCGCTGCGCTTTCCAGCTGAGCCTTGCCTTTGCCCCGCGCTGCACTGCAGTGACTACCTGTGCCCCTGCTGAGCAAACTTGTCAGCACAATGCCGTTGCCGAGTTCTGCGCACATATCCGCGCCTTCGCAAAGCTGTTACAGGCTATCCAGCGCCTTTGCAAATCATATCATTGCCGTAGCAGATCAAATCCTATCCATGCAATGCCGTTGCTCAGTCGATGATGTCAAAGGTGAAGCGGCCCTTTCCGCTGTTTCTCCACTGGCCGATGCCGCGCAGAACGCCGTAATCCAGCCACTCCAGAACCGCATTCTCGAGCGATTCGTCCATGAGGAGGATCTCAAACTCGCAGGTGCTGCCTGCCGGGATTTCTTCACTGTTGGCAAGGCTCACACGCTCACCCTGGGCCGTCTGGGCACGCAGGGGGCGCTGGCAGTCGCCGATCTTGCCGTTGACCTTGATGGGGATCATGCGGGGCTGCGGGAAGATCAGGCCGTCGATGACCTTCTTGTAGGCGGAGAGCTTGCCGCTCTCGTTGACGGCCCGCTTCTTGCCCGTTTCTGTCTTGCCGCCCACACGGGCCAGCATACTGCAGGAATCCTTGAAAAATCCCTTGATCTGGTAGTCGTAGAGCACCGGCTCTCCGTTCTCGTTACGGGGAAAGACGGTCATGCCCTTGTCTGCCACGGCATCCGCGCCCAGAGCGGCCACCTCGTCCTCGATTGTGGCAGCATCCGGGCTCTTGCTGGCGATAAAATCCCGGGCGACGTTCTGGTTGGAGGGCCAAGTGCCCAGCACCGGCTCCAGAAAGGTGATCTTGACTTTCAGAATTTTGGTCTTCATGCTGATTTCCCCTATATCTTGTGGTTTGCGTAATCCGAAACGCATTATCTTGCGTACAACAGGTTCCCCAGAGCGTCCCGCACCTGAATCATCTCGTAGTGCCGGATGTTCTCGTCTGCCCAGTGCTGGGCCTTAACGCTGGCGGGCTCCCCGGGGTATTCATCCGGCGTGAGCGGGTCTGTGAACTGCCTGACATCGCAGCCCCGAGGGCTCTTGCGGTAGGCGTAAGCATATACAGTCATGCTCATGCGCCCCTCCGGTTCTTCCGGTAGTCCGGCTCCTCGGTGCGGGCGTGGGTGCGGTCAACGCGGCCATAACGGCGGG